AATCATCTAAAACATCACTTTGATTTATGGGGAGATAATCAACCCTGGCATATGTTTGATAAGTTACATCTAAAACTAGCTTTAATGGCACAACAGAAGACTATTGGTGATCCTGATGAATCGTAGATGTAATATATGTCTACGCAATGTAGATCACTTACGTACAAATAGGTACAACGAACACTTAACAATTTGTTTCGATTGTCAAAAAGTTATTAAGAATCTCTAGCTCTTCAGCCCAATTCATTTAAAGAAAGAATGAGGACTAGAGAAAAAGGTGGGGTAGAGTAGGGTATAAAAAGCGAGTTTGATGCGTCAGAGTGCGTTTAAAGTGCGTTATTTCTGTAATCCCATGCCTAGTACTGCGTCCGTTGTGGGTTTTGGTTGCGTTTTGACCGCTTCGGTGATCATCGGCAACATTTTAGATGCCAGGGCTTGAACATACCAGGGCTGACCACTTAGATCCTGAGTAATATTATGGAGCAGAGACAAATTAGAACCTTCTTCGGAACCTTTCAATTCTTGCGCCGCATTTCCCATTGCTCCAGCCCAGAATTTTTTAAGGCTGTCTCTCGCTTGTGGAAGCATAAATTCTTCAAAATCAATTAACATCTGTTCTCTGATTTTTTTAGTGATCACTTCCAGAGACATTAGCAAAGTTTCGTCAGATTCTGAACTCTTCAACCAGGACTCTATTTTTTGCTGAGTTTTCAAAGGGATCCATAACGTGTAAATTGCAAAATATAGAAAGAATGAAGCAATCCAGATCAAGAGGAATTGTTGATCTGTCATTTTTTAATCCCAAGCACTTTATCCAATCCCGTAACGGTTAAGATTGAAGCAATCAAAACATCTAAAGATCCCGTGGTTTCCCTGGTATGTCCTGTTTCTATTAGATCCCCAACATCACCCGATAAATTTTTAACAAAGTCAATAGCATATTCACCTGTTACAAACCAAGAACCTAACATTACACCTTTGGGGAGATTTAAATCTACTGTTGGCATCGTTTCCGCACCAACAAAAATATAAGATAATTTATTTACAGTTCCGTTTACCCTGGCTAAAAGAATCCATCCAAGCGCAATAATATAATCTGAATAGCCAGTTAAGAAATTTGTTAATGCTATCCATTCTATAGAGTCAGTTATGTCTCCTTTTTTATTTTTTTTTCTGAACCAGGCAAACAACGGAATAAAGACCAAAGGCCATAAAACTTTAAACTGATCTATAACGTTTTTAACTTCTTCTATTTCTTCTTTTGTTGGAATGTGAATTTTATCAAACGGACCGCCAGCTCCTCCTGGTGTTTCTGCTTCTAAAACCATTAGATACGATATCCCGTTAATATGCAAGTAATCAATCCGTTACTATCACTCTGTAGGGCTTGAACCTTAACGGTTGAATTTGGAGGGATCATAAATTCAAACATTTTAGGTTGTGTACCTAGGTTATCAGCCGTGATTATTGTTTTTTCAACAAATAATGCTGTACCGTCAACATTGATTGTATAGGATATAAATTCTGTCGCACTAATGCCTTCCCAGTTGACGCCTAAAGTTATCCTGGTTAAGTAAAATGCGGAGGGGTTCGTATAGGATAACAGAGTAACCCCTGATGCACTAAGAGCCTGGCTTCCACTCCAACCGTAGATATTACCACCCTTAGCCCTGGAGACTGATTTAGATGCGGCTAGGGTCATGCATAAACTTTGCCAGTTAAAATTAGTTCCATATCTCTGTCGGAACCACTCGCCTGAGACATACCAAGAGTTACCCTGGTAAAAGGAGGTATGATTATGACGGGAGGGGTGTCAAACACAGTATGATCTAATGGTGCGTCAATATATGTGTCTATGATTGATACACCATTTAATTGAACCTGGATCCGAATTTGATTTTGTCCTATTTGGGCAAGTACACCATGATACTCGAACTGACATTTTATTACTTTATCTGGCGTATTGAAAGCCAGCATCGGAGTTAGCGAGTCCGAAACGGAAACAGTCCCAGAGTAAGCGTAGCACAGCTCATCTAATATGACAAGAGCAGGGCTTCCACCTAGAAAGGTGGCGGCACGTTTCTTAATAGCCATTCAACGGATCATTCAAAGTAAAGCGTTACAGATCCGCCACTTGCAGTTGCAGATCCTCCAGAACTGAATTGTACCGCTACCTGGAGATCAATGTTATTGACTCCAGCTAAAGGGAATGCAACGGGAATAGAATTGTAACCGTCAAATGCTCCAGCATCCGCAGTATCTCCAGCCGCACCCCATATGGTGAAATTCTGTTCTGACATATTAGAACCGAGTAAACGGCAAGCGATTTGTGCGCCTTTTGCATTGAATACATCAAAGGCACAATCTACCCTGGAGATCCTAGTTGATCCCTGCGGAACCTGAATATTACCCAAGTTGCTTGAGTTCATGTTATCAGTCAAAGAAAAGTATTCTTTGTCCGTGGGCGTTGCGTCAAATGTTCTTGTTATTGTTGTTACCATTTTACAATCTGAAGTATAGTTTACTTCCTCCTAGTTTTAGTGTTGGAAACTGCTTTCGTGCGAATGCTCCAGCCATCGCAACAAGTCCGGCAGTCACTAAGGTCTTTCTCCCTGCATCACTTCCGATCATATTGATCGCATTGGATGAGAGAGTATTGAATGCGGTTCCTAATTGACCGTCTGTTATGTCCTTAATCACTCCTTCCGTTGTTACAGTGATTGGAAAACCGTTCTGTCCCGTTGCTGTGGTTTTACCTGCGTTTAGATATGCGGCAATAGCTAGTCCACTAGCCATTCCCGTCACACTTGGGTGTGGGATTGATTTCATATATTTTCTCCTTGGATTGCCAGTAGATCTCTTTCTAGTGTAGGCACGACGAGAAGTTTTTCGAACTCCGCCTTTCCTGGTTGAACGCTTACGCTTGCGAGAGGTACTATACGACGACTTGCTGATGAGCTTGCCATTCCTAAAATACATCGTTCTTCCATTTTTACCTTTCCTAGTGTAGAGTCCTACTGGCATTAACGATTAATGTTTAATCCGTTATATAACTGTTTGTGCTATTTAAGAAATTTTTATATAGCAAAACTCACATATCTTAATTGATGAGCTTGAAAGATAAAAGGATCTCGTTAGGAGCAACGCCCAGGTTTAAACAGTTAGAACCTGGTGAGGAATGTGAATTTGTAAACGCAACCATTCCAGAAGAATTTGAATCAGATTGGGACACAGGCTATGGTAAGAATAAGAACTCTAAGTGGTCTTTCTATTTTACCCTCCTTAAACATCCCCATTCCTCTTATTCTCTTCCTAAGAATGGTTTAGAAGTAAAGTGGGAAACAGTCGCAGAAGTAATAAGAATAGATGTATTAGCACTTCTTAAAACAGACGATGGTGAATACTGGACAGACCCAGAATACATCTGGACCTTAAGGCGTAGAGAAGATGGATCCTATGCACTGGATGGTTAAGAATGGATGACGACCTGATTATTATTGAAGAGGATCAAATATACGAAGCGATGGTTGAACTTACAGAAATTAAAAATCATCTAAAACATCACTTTGATTTATGGGGAGATAATCAACCCTGGCATATGTTTGATAAGTTACATCTAAAACTAGCTTTAATGGCACAACAGAAGACTATTGGTGATCCT